AGGAGGATTTCCCTGCCAAGACCTCAGTGTCGCTGGCAAGAGGGCTGGTCTTGCTGGCGAAAGAAGCGGGCTATTCTGGGAAATTGCAAGACTTGTGGAAGAAACGCAAACAGAATACTTCATCATCGAAAACGTACCTGGTCTCCTTACCAGTAACAAAGGAAGAGATTTTGGAGTCGTCGTCGGAACGATGGCCGACATCGGGTATTCTCTTGCGTGGCGGGTGCTTGATGCTCAGTACTTCGGAGTACCCCAGAGAAGGCGCCGTGTCTTCATCGTTGGCCGACGTGCTAGTGACTCATCAAGTCCTGCCGAAATACTATTTAAGTCCGACGGCCTGCGAAGGGATCCTTCGACGAGCCAACCGAAGGGGCAAGACTCTGCCCCCAGTACTGCAAGAAGCTTTGGTCAGACAGGCTTTGCCAAATACTCCGAAGGAGTAACTACTCTTACCGCTACTACATATAAGAGGCCGGAAGACAATGTTGTGGTACACCAAGGGTAGGCGGGCGCAGACTAATGAGGACTACGAGACTTGGGTGGAAGGTGGCGTTATGCCTACGCTAAACGCTTTCGATAATGGTGATGTGAGAACTACCGTACTGGTATTTACTTCTTCATCTTTTGCACAATACAGAGAAGGAGTTGGTACTTTGCGGGCTAATGGAGGCGATCTTGGGGGAGGATCAGAAAGTTTCGTAGTTGCTATTCCTATCCACGATAAGGCAACGCGCTTTGCAGGCAAGCGACAAATGCACGACGGCACTTACAAAATGGACGGTGCTGGTAACGGATTAGGTATAGGTAAAGAAGGAGATCCGATGAACACCTTAACTGGTGGAGATCGCCACGCAGTATTCGAGAGTTCTACTGTACGCCGACTAACACCAGTCGAGTGTGAAAGGTTACAAGGTTTTCCTGATGACTGGACAGCTGGACAACCAGACTCGACTCGTTACAAACAAATGGGCAACGCAGTTGCTGTGCCTGTCGTAGAATGGATCATACAAGGTATCTGTGATACGATCTAAACCTTGCGGTTAGGAACGCCTTCCACCTAGCCGCTTCTAGTAGCCTCACCGTTAACCTCTTTCCGGTGGGGCTACTTTAATTATCAGTGCTATAAAAGCCCTTACCCTTGAAGGTTATAGCGGGAGAAGACCAGCAGCGAGACATCATCTGATGGCAGTCAGTACACATAGGCTCTTCAATGGCAGCGTGAATAGACTGCTCGATATCTCTGGTGCTACCGCACTCGCACTTGAAAGAATAGATCATAGCTTTACCGCCTCGTTTATATCTAAGTAACCTACTAACTTGTAAACCTTATCTTTGTTCTCGAACTCGGTAGACACCGGCATCACTTGTGTATACCAATTAGGTTCTGGTATATCCATAAGGTCAAAGGAATAGATACCAAGTGGAGTAGAGTTGATGTAGAAGGGGATAAGATCTCGCTCTGCTGCTTGGGTAATCAACTTGCGGTACTTAATCTCTTCGATAAGCAGGGTTTCATAGTGGGTCTGCCTGCATTTAAGTTCGATGTAGTGTGCAGCTTTGGCGCTGGTGCAATCGTAAGAGTCATAGATACCGGGTGACTTAACTAAGTCTGGGTAAAGGCTCTGTTGTAGGTAGTTAAATAACTCTTCTTCTTTCATCTATACGGTGTCTCTCCGCCTAGTTTATCCTGCAACCTACGAAGGGAGTTGGTGCATCTGCGATCAGCAGTAGAGACAGCGCACTCCAAGAACGCTGCTATCTGTTGCAGCGTAGCGTTATCGTGATGACGCATACGCAGTGCAATCTGATCCTTCTGATCTAATTCAAGGAAGGCTTTCTTAATATCTATAAGGCTAGCAAGCAGGTTGCCACCTTCTGCTGGAGATGATGAGCCGCGTGGCTGACCATCTCTAATCATCTCTTGTGCTTGTTCTAGTACTGTTCCGTCTATGACGGAGGCAATAACGAAGGGCAGTAGCTGACCGAGCATAAGCGTTTCATAGTATGCCTCGTCCATTAACTGATAGCCGGACTTGTTAGCCTTCTCTTTGCGAACATAGCGTTCTGCTGCTCGTCTCATCTGATAGGCAATACGCTTCTCGTTATGCTCTAACTGCTTAGGATCTTCAACGCTCATTTGCTCGGTGATGTAATCGTTGCGGGTTATAGCCCAAGCGATACACTCCTGAGCGATGTCATCTTTCTCCACCCAATGCTTATAGCGCCGGTGAATTGCATAAGCAACTGACGGCGCTAAGTCATAGACAACAGGGTGAAGTTCAGTCACAGTCTCGCACTTCGACTTCAGGCCAGACATTATCTAGAACCATCATCGCAATAGCAGAGTAGTTGAGTAGATCAAGGTAAGAGTCACGCAAGGACTCGTTGCTAGGCTTTACGCCTGAGTCAAGCAGGTTATTGATACGAGCTATCTTATCCCACATACGTACACGCAAACCATTAAGTGGTCCACCTGGTGAGTGAGCAATATTCTTTGGGCCGTAGTCGTGGTGTTTGCGAATGAGTAAGTTGCCTGCTGAATCCATAATACGCCAGACATCTGCGACAAAGGCTTCATCTACCTTGTCGGTGTAGGGCGCAAGAGAATTGTCTCTGCTTCCGTATTTATCTCTAGGATCTGAAAGCCCATATGCTGCAAAGTCTGTACCATCTGTTGCCATTCTTCTTTACTCATCCTTTCAGTTCGCCTATTAGCAGAGTCTTGGTGGCGTCTGCCCCGTATGCTAAGTAGTAATCGTTTATATCCATACCCGCAGGTAGTGTAACAATTTGTGAGTTAACTATCTCGTTAGCGACACGCTTAGAGAAGTCAGCACCAGGGTTAGATCCATCTTCTTTTATATCGTTATCGCCTACAACGTAGACCGTCTCATAACCTGTAAATAACTTAGGAAAGTGTGGCTTCCAAGACTGAACGCCCGGTACTCCAACTGCTGGAATACCCACCATTCCGCTAGTAATCACAGCATCTAACTCACCTTCGCATACAACTATGTATGGCGATAGCGGCAAGACATCTGCCACGTTGTACAGGTGTGCCTTCTGCCCAGTAGGTGAGCCATACTTAGGCTTGCCATCGTCAATGCGACGGAATTTGAAGCCAACGCAACCGCCATTAGCGGTGATGTAAGGGATAGAGATCCACCCTTCATACATCTCGTGACCATTGATCGGCTCTGTCACTGTGCCAAGTTGGAACTTAGCTGCTACAAGTTCAGATATTCCACGTTCGTTTAGAGCGACTAGAACTTCCGGACTTACCTCTTGAGCGTATCGCTGCGCCGCTTCCAGTAGCAATTTCGACTGCGCGTTTGAGGCCATCCTTAAACTCCAAGTTCTCTATGATGCAGACAATGCTGACTGCGTTACCACCTCTGCCGCAGGTATGGCAGAAGTACAAATTGTTGTAAGTATTTATTACAGCAGACCTGCGGGTGTCACTATGCAAGCAACACTTAACTGATACATCCTGACCTTCTCTGACTTCACCGCCAAAGAAAGAAACGATTGGACCTATGGGGATTGCGTTTGCATCAACGGAGTTCTTACTCCCTCGACCTTTACCCAACCTTGTCCAGTCTTGTGCTGGCATACACACCCCTCGCACTTCTCGTGCCAGTGTGCTGCACGCTTTATATGGTTAGCCTTGTTTTCTTCGCCGGCTTTAAGACAGTTTGAACAGATCACGCTTGATCTTCTTCCTCATCTGGTGCAAGTTCTACTACTTCTTCATCGGTGCTTAGTATCTCTGATGTGGTGATTTCACCTTCTGGTACTGGCATTACTGTTTCTCCTTTAACCACTGTGTTAGATCTTGGATTACCCACGCTTGTTCTATGGGAGCGTTGCGACGCTTAACTATGACATAAGACAGTGGAACTTCCCCAAGATCCCTAGCCTTAGCATAGTTAAACGCCTCAACTTGTGCTTCTTTCCAGAACTGAGGCAGGGTGAGCGTCTGCCGGTTCTTTAATTCAAGGATGTAAGTTTCCCCTGCGATAACAGTAACGATGTCGCCCTCATCCTTTGCCCCAGCTTTAGTCAGACGCTCTGCTATGGCACCCATTTTACGGAGCCACCTCATTACATCTGTCTCAAACTGAGAACCCTTAGTCTTGTTGTACTGACTCATCTACCAGTACAACCTTGTTGGTTTTGTAAACCATCTGTCCTTCTTCATCTTTGACTATCTCTACGATGCCAGACTGGATCATCGCGTTGAAGAAGTTAGCCAAGTCAACTTTAAGTATTGCTACTTCTCTTTCAACATCACTCATTTAATTCCCTATCTATTGTTGGACTACATAGTTGCCTTGGTATCCAGCTATTACATCATTTCTTAGCATAACACCCCAAGCATTTTTATCAGATATCTGACAGGCTGCATAGTTTACGAACAACGTTGCATAGTCCTTGCCATCTGCAAAGTGTGGGCCGAAACGGTTCTTCACAGCAGCGACCTTTAGTTCACCGTTCGATGGGTCATAGCCAAGCGTTAAGATTAACGCCGGCAACTGACTCACCTTTCCGTGAATAGCACGTCTGGCAGGTGGTGTAGATGGTGATCCATACTCACTCTGCTCAGATACGTGGTGCAGTACCAGTACACAGGCTTCGGTCTTACGTGCCATATCGTGGAGTTCCATCATTATCGCACGTAAGCCAGCCCATTCATTGTCAGTCTCTGCTGCCACGTTCATTAAGTTATCTATAACTATTAGTTCGGGAGCCTCGCCATATAACTCCATATATGCTCTGATCTCTAACTCGATATCGTCTAGTGATGGTGACGAATCAAAGACCCATTTGATATGGCTTAGTTTGTCAAAGTGTTTATCGTAGTAGTGCTTATCCTTAGATAAGTTTGCTTCTACTGATACCTGTGAATGACCAGATGCAGCAGATGCTGCTCTCATCATTACAGTTGTGGTGTCTGTATCTGCCGAGAAGAAAAGCGTTGACACATTTGCTTTCATCGCATAGATAAGAGCAAACATAGACTTACCAGCGTTAGGTGCAGCAGCTACCATACAGACTTGTCCTCGACGGAACTTAATCTGCTTTGCTGACAGCGCCTGCCACACGTCCGGAAGAGGTGTTGCTTTGGTAAGCACCCCACTCCAGGCACGTGATAAGTCAAGCAACGTCTTCCCCTCTCAACGTAATGTTTCTTTGTTGACGGATTAACCGTCTCTGTCTTTCAGTTATCCCGCCCCAAATTCCAAAGCGTTCCTTCTGAACTCCCCATTCTGCACATTCGGTACGGTGAGGACAACCTTTGCATATGGAAATAGCCATAAGCATTTCAGTTGAGTTGCTAGTTCCATCGTGTTTCTCAGGGAACCAGAAATCTCCACCTACTGTCGCGCAAGCAGGGTTCTCATAGAACCTTGGCTCGCGCATAGATTATCGGATCCAGATGGTCTCGCACTTGTCTGTTGCACCCTTTGGTGCAGCACACATATAGCCCTTCCAAGGACCCTTTGCTGATGTACCTGAACGGAAGGCCATCTGTCCGTGACGGCAGACTTGTGAACCTTCTGGTGCAGGAGCAGCAACTGGTGTTGCATTAAATGATGCAGCAACTGCTGCAATGGTCGGTGCTGGTGCTGCTACAGGTGCTGGTGCTACTGCGCCACCTGATAGATCGTGACCGGTGGTGCGGATGTTAAGTGCGTTCATTGCAAGATCTGCAAGACCTGACTCAAGTTCTGTTACTGATGATGCGTATAGGTTAATCAATGTTCCGTCAGCTAACTTGTAGTTAATCTGGAACTTAGTTGATTCTGGTGCAGCCATATTACTTTCCTCCACTTGGTTTGATGTTTAATCTAATAGACTCTTTACCAACTACCTTCGGTACGAAGCCCAATAGTTTTTCTACTTGTTCAGAGTCAACTGTCTCACGACCTTTAACGGAAGTCCAACTGATCTGAATACCACTAGCAGTAACGCCAGTAGTTCCCTCGAAGGATGACTTCAAGGAATCCTTTTCTTTCTCTAACTCTTTGATCTTCTCATCTAACTGCAGATACTTCAATGCGTGAGTGTCAACTTCTGCGTCCTCAATCACGACTTCACTGAGGACGATACGTTCTTTTATTAGACCTACACAACCCATCTCACCGGATGCGTCGTAGTACTGGCAGTAGTTCTTGCAGAAGTTAGCGTCCTTCTCAGGTGCTGGTGCTTCTGTTAAAGCCTTTACATTAGCCAACCACTGCAACGCTTCTAGCGCCATAACCTCATCATAAGGTTCTGTGTGTATCCGTACATCGGATTCATCACCATCACGAGCAATGGCTACAAGATTTACATCTTTAACTTTTGCCTTGCCAGACTTCTCTAGTAGATAGCCATAGACCTGCACCTGCCAGCGCTGTTGCGCTGACGGGAAGTAACTAAGGTTCTTTACCTTTACTGTTTTCCAGTCAACAACTGATCCAGTCTCTGGAATGAACAAGTCAATATGAGCTTTGATGCCGTCATACTCAACCTCAGTTTCAACCCAATACTTTTCACCTTTGGGATCTACAGCCTCGATTGACTTCTCAATCTCTGAGTGGATAGCAGTTCCCATAATGGCTGCTAGTTTCTTTAACTGGAAGTTAGTCTCTGGTTGGTCATTCAACCGGTACCAAACCTTACGACGGCAACCACCAATCTCTGATGGCCCAACCTGTGTCTGCTTAGAACGAGACTTGTTAGCATCCTTTTCGTGCAGAACTGTTAATAGTAAATCTTTTGGATTCATTCTTCACCTCTCTCATCTTCTTCAAAGAAGCAACCGCATCCACCTAGATCTGTTTCATCTACAAGCTGAGGTTGGTCTTCTACCCTACGCCTTAATTCTATCAAAGGCAACGGCTTCTTAATACCATTTTTAACTTCGCTAAGAATGGCTACATCTTTGTCCAAGTACTCACGTACTTCTTGTTCCTTCTGTTCCCACATCGCAAAACGTTCTGGCATAACTTCAAGCAGTTTCTTAAACTGCCCTTGTCCAGCCCGGACACAACCACCACCACAGTTATTGTGACTAAAGCCAAGCGAATACAAGCGAGGCGGTGTAAGTCCTTCGGACTCAGCCCACTCGATTAACTCAGGTTTATCAAAGTACATCCTGGTTTCTCTGTAGTAATAAGGTTCTGCCAAAGGAGCCACGATCTTGTAAGGCAAGTAGTTCTTTACGATTGCTGGTAAACGATGAGTCTCTGTCCAGTCAATACCAACATAGATAATGCTGTCCTCTGGATCCACATTGTTGTTAATCCAATTACGAGCTGGCTTCTGCTTCAAAGAATGAGAACAGTTAGCCTGACGTGAGTTACCCAAGAACCTGCGGTCTTTGAATACCTGCCAGATATCTCGACCTTCATTAAGGTAGATATAGTGACCGCCAATATTTCTTACTGCATCGTCTAGAAACCGGTAAGTATCTTCATCTTCTCCGATATGGACAGACTCGGCATTACCCTTTACATCTGTAAAGACTAAGTAAAGATCCTCAGTACCGTGCTTGGCTGCAACCATCTTTGCCGCAGCCCAAGATCCGATACCACCTGAGAACATTACAACGTGCTTCAAGCAAGTTCTTTCTCAATAGCGGAGATAACTTCTGTTATATCAACAGAACTATTACCTAGGGTTTGCCAGTCCTTGCATAGTTCAACTACTGAAGCTAGTGCAGCATATGGAGTCTCTGGAGTTCTACTCTCCCTATAATTCTTACTTGCTATATCTGCTAGCAGTTCTTCGTATGTCATCGTTCGTCTCTCTTTGTTAAGTAGTAGTCAAGAGCATACGCCCCGACGAAACCAAATAGCAAACCGAATAAAAATCCAAGCATCTTTCTCATCCTCTCTGTTGAGTAAC